TCCGGCTCTAGCGTTGAAGGTGATGCTCAGCAATCCAAAGCACTCGGTCAAGCACTTGGTGCAGCTGTTAAGGCTGAGCTAATTAAACAGAAAATGCCTGGAGGACTTCTCGCTTAATGACTACTTTTTCTTTCACGCCGACTTACGGCATCCAGAAAAACAGCGCCCCAAACGTCAGGATTGCTCGGTTTGGGTCGGGCTATAGCCAACGCAGCACATTCGGCATCAATCAAAACCCAAAGTCTTACAGCTTGACGTTCCAGGTTTCCGAGACAGTTGCAGACCAGATTGAGCTATTTCTTGATCAACGCGGTGGAGTAGAAAGCTTTACGTTTACACCGCCTGGTGAATCCAGTAGTGGCAAGTACATCTGCAGAAACTGGAGCAAGTCGATTCCGTATTTAGATCGTGCCACAATCCAAGCAACGTTTGAGGAGGTGTTTGAGGCATGACGACTACACCTGAATCAGTAAAAAGGGAACTTCACTCGCTGGAGCCATCAGCAATCATTGAGCTGTTTCAGCTGCACCTGACCGCTGCGGTAAACGGCGTCGATCTGGTGTATTACTACCACGCTGGAACGAACGAGCTATCGCAAGACCTCGTATTCGGCGGCATCACATACTCTGCGGTGCCTATCGAGGTTGATGGGTTTGAGGTGACAACAAAGGGCACGTTGCCGCGCCCGAGCATGAAAATTGCAAATACTGATGGTGCGATAACTGCGTTGATGCTTTCATACAACCCACTGCAAGCAGAGGTGAGAAGGATTCGGACTTGCAAAAAATTTCTAGATGCTGTGAATTTTGAGAGCGGCACTAATGCAACCGCTGATCCAACGGCAATGTTTAATGGTGGCTATGAGTCTTGGTACATTGATCGTGTTTCGTCTGAAAACCCAGAGTTGGTTCAGTTTGAGCTTATTGGCAAGCTTGACCTCACGAACTTGCGTTTACCTGGCAGGCAAGTCGTCGAGCATTGTCCTTGGATTTACAAAGGCACTGAATGTGGTTACAAGCCGGGCAAAATGTTCAACTTAAAAAACCAGCAAGTCACTAATGCAGCAGATGATCAATGCGCTAAAAACCTGAAAGCATGTGAGCTTCGATTTCCAAAAGGTCAAGGCGTCGGCCCTAAGGACGAATTGTTGCCATTTGGAGGGTATCCAGGTGCGCGACTTCAGATTTGACGCTGAACAGCACGCAGCAAGGTGCGCTCCAAACGAAGCTTGTGGTGTGGTGGTTGAAGGTAAATACTGGCCTTGTCGCAATATCGCTGACGACCCGTGTGCCGATTTTGTAATTGAGCCAAAAGACTACGCTGTCGCAGCCATGTTCGGCGCTGTTCAAGCCATAGTCCATTCACACCCTGAAGGTGGAACGGCTAGCGAAGCCGATCGCCGTGCTTGCACTGGAACGCAAGTTCCGTGGCATATTTGGAGCGTGCCAGACAAGCAATGGTCAACTATCAAACCCTGATCGGCAGGCAGTGGGAATACGGCAAGTTTGACTGTTTCACGCTGATCCGTGATTGGTTTGGATTGCAGGGCATTGAGCTGCCTGATTTTGAGCGTCCTGATGACTTGCAGAGCTGTGAGAGTATTTTCCTAAAGCAGGCTTTCGCCATAGGCTTTAAGCAAGTTGGCTACAACGAGAGGCGTCCCGGTGATGTGCTGATTATGAAGCTTGGAACGGCAACACCGATGCACGCTGCTGTCCTTTTGCCTAATGAGCGAATTTTGCACCAACGCCAAAACTCGCTAAGTGCGGTAGAGCCGCTAAGGCGATACTATGTTTCTAGCGTTGCAGCGGTCTTTCGGTATGGAGCAGACCGTTAGGTTGCTGGGTGATCTTGGCGAGCGTTACGGCTCAGAGCACAAATACCATGATTTGCGTTCTCCTGCAGACGCGATCAAACTGCTGTGCATCAACAGCCCTGCATTTCAAAAAGAGCTTATTGAAGCGCATCAGCATGGTATTGCTTACACGTTGGTGCAAGCTGGTGAATTTCTTGATTATCAAGACCTACATTTACCGCTAGGTCAAAACGATCTTGTGCTGACGCCTGTTGTTGCAGGTAGTGGCGGTGGCGGCACTGGAAAAATTATTTTGGGAGTTGCTTTAATCGCTGCTGCGATATTTATTCCAGGAGCGCAAGTTTTAGGAATTGCTGGTTTCAATGCTGCCCTGGCTGGCACAACAGGCGCAATTATTGCGGCAGCAGGTTCAGCCATAGGCTCAATTGGTGTAAGTTTGGTTCTTGCAGGTACTGCGCAACTACTTGCGCCGCAACCAGTTATTCCGAATTTTACTAATAGAACTAAGCCAGGCGAAAACACAAACGCAACAGGCCCACAAGGTGTTTCACGTGCAACATCAGGAGAGCAGTCTTATGCCTTTACTGGTCCTGCTAACACGGTTGGTGTTGGAGCGACAGTGCCTCTCGTTTATGGCAAATTACTGATTGGAAGTCACTTGCTGTCGTCAAGGGTCGAAGTTACTGACGAAAGCGATCCTGTTGGCGAGTTTTTTACCATTCCAGGAGATGACACCATTACAGTAAATGGTGAAAAACCCGGTAATAAATTTAAGTCGCATAATGGTTTAAGAACAAGAAAGTGGAGTCCAAATCAAGTCAAAGAATTTGCAGACGTAACTAAAGGAGGTGAGCATAGGCGAAGGGTATCAAATGATATTCTGAAGTTTGCCGATGCCGGGGAGCTAAAGAAGATTGACGACTTAAATGATTTTGAGGATCAGGACAACGACCTTTTCGGCAATACGATGATATTCCTTGAAATTGACAAGGGGCTGAGTAGGGAGATTGGTGGCAAAGTGGTGCCAGCTTTCGCAACATACGAAATCACTACCAAGAAAAAGAACTACAAGGGCGACTCCCCGATATTCACTAACATTCGTGGGACCATCCAGGGTTTGCTTGAGCCTGGCAACAGCTACAAGTGGTGCCATGCTTTCACTGTTGGAATAGGCGGGGTGGAGACAAGTGACACATCGGTTGTAGTCAGGTATCGAATCTTAGATACCGATGCTGACACAAAAGGGAGCGGAATTAAGATTAGGGCTGTTGGTTACGGATTTTTTCATGAGTCCAGCGAGAATGATACTGACAAGCTAGTTTCGGAGGCATAACCATGGGTCTTAATTCCAGTTCTGTTATCAAGATTGTTGACCTGCTTTGCGAAGGTCCGATCGACGGCATTGAGGGCAACAAAAAAGGTGTATTTCTTGATGAATCGCCAATGGAAGCCCAAGATGGCGAAAATTTTTTAGAAGCAGATCAAGTAAGTCATGAGCTTAGGATTGGGTGGAAAGGTCAAAATCACTTGCCTCAGGCGAAGGGTAAGACGAGCAATGTCGTCACCATTAACAAGCAAATTGGCTCAGAATACAAAGAGAATTTAGACAGCGAGGGCGTCAAGGTAAAGTCACGAGACTACGGGCATGGCACTGAAGTTGTCCAAGTCACAGATGCCGACGTAGATAGCATTGATTTGATATTTACAATTCCAAAGCTTTTTTCTACAGCGCAAGAAGGGCTCGTTAAAGGCCAACTTTTTGACGCACAGATATTTTTTAAAGTTTCAGTCCAAAGCGTAGGTAGCGGCGGCGGATTTAAAAGCGTTAAAAAATCGGCTTTAGAGACCAGCGACCAAGACGTCAAAGTCGCAAAAAACGGGCTTTTTTACATAGAGGGAATCAGCACTACCAACTATCAATTCAAAATTTCTGGCATTGAACTTAAAGGGAAAGCCCCTTGGAACGTAAAGGTTGAGAAATACCCTGACCTGCCATATCGCAGTTACA